CACATCACCCCGCCTGTTCTTAAGCCAAAAAGCAGCAGCCCCCACATCGGGAGCCACCTGTTTTATCGTCTGGACCACCTTACGGGATTTTATGATTCCACCGGGTAGTTCCTCAATTTCAACCTTTTCTTCGAGGTACTCGTAGCCCTTGGCACGTTTCAGCAGGGCGTTTTCAACTTCGATGTCAACGACTTCCTTGCCCTTTTTTAAGGACTCGGAAATCTCGGGGTACTTTTTCTTCCAATCGTACAACGTGGCGGTGTTGATGCCGCAATTGTGCGCGATCTGCTCATCGGTCAGGCCGTCTCTTGCCCAGGCTTCCAGCAGAAGTTTCCCGTCCGGAGTCAGCCACTTTTGATACTTGCCCTTCGCCACATCTTCCACCACCTCGCTCTACCTGATATAAACACCTTGGCAGCATGCAGTACGGCACACCTGCCTTGCGGTAATCGTTCCATGGGCAATTGATGCAGTGCACGCTGCTCACCTCCAAATAAAAAGGACGGCCCGGAATGGGTCGCCCTGAGGTATTAAAGTTTGCCCGGCGTACTGGGCTTGGGTACATACGCCCCGGATATAACGGTTCAATAACCGTTGGTACACCATAGAGGAATCGAACCTCCGCTAACGGGTTAAAAGCCCGCTACTCTGCCGTTGAGTTAATGGTGCATATATGCCCCGGGCGTAATACCACGGGGCAAAAAGAAAGGATGCCAGAATGAACCTTGTATACGCTTTATAACTTCCTACTTTTTAGTATATCAGAACCAACCGAACAGAACGAACAAAATGTATTATTTTGGAAAATTTCTTGAATAACACATTCTAACGGCGTCAGGAGATTCGCCCATACGTCTTCCGGCTTGGACCCATGTGAGGTTTTGCTTAATATACAATTCAACAATTGTTTTTAATCGCACATCCTCCAAGCTGTCTATGAAGCTGTCGATCTCGCTTTTCTGCTGAGTAAGTAATTTTATCTCCCTAAGTGTTTTATCGTCCTTTCGCAGTCCGTGAATTGATATCGGGTGGCACGTGAACGGATACTCGTCGGATGATCCGGTCACTGTATCTGTTACGATGGTGGAGGTCAATAATTTTAACCGAACTGCAATGTCGTGATATTTCTCAAGCTCTTCGCGTGTCATTCGCTACCTCCTTTTCCGTTTCTCCATCTGCTCATAATCCTCATGCGGATATCCCAGCCCCATCTGATCGCAGCGCCGGTCCACGTGCTGCCAAAAGATTTCATCGTCCTGGTGCTCAATGATGAGATTCCCGACGCGCTGGGATAATTCAAGATTCCGTTTAGCTCCGAACCCATACAGCTCGTTCAGGGCGACGGCAACCAGCTTAAACAGACGACGGCTCATGTTGTGGCTTTCTTCCTGAATATATTCGTCAACGGCCTTCAAAGACCGGTTAGAGATCTGCTGCCGGGGTGGGATATGGGCTTTCATGCGGATTCCTCCCAATTCCAGATGCGTTGCTTACCCTTTGCAGGAATAGGTGTATCAAGCATTTTTACATTTTGCAGCTCCCATGCGTACCGACCGGGGGTCCAATCTCCGAAAAGGAGTTCTCGCTCACTTGGCTCATAGACACCTCGGTCTGTTTCAAGCCAACCGGGGGCTGTGCTGGGGAGGCCACGCCCACCATGTAGCACTATTTTATGGCAACCTACCAACTCGCCCGTTGCTATGACTGCGCCGAGCGGAAGATCCTTGAAATTTGTGAAAGGCGGAAGAATTCCCCTCTCTTTAAGGGCTTCTCTCATTTTGCAAACCGCATCGATGGGGACATCCCTGATTGCTTTGAATGGGCTTAGTGTTGCCGAATGTATTGCTATTGGTCCCCGATAGGACGTCGCCCAGCCCCGCGTTTCAAACTCTTTTGCTCCACAGGCAATCAAAGAAGCCCATGGCTGCCAAATTGTGATAACTTTCATACGGATAGCTCCTCGCTTATTTTTATTCTCCCATCTAAAATTCTCATAATCTTTTTGCATCTCTCGCAATCGCCCTGCTCAACCTCTTTTGACATACCGCCCAGCTCAACCCGTACCCGGCAGGTATCCTGATAAATTTCACGCCACCGTGCCGCCGTATCGTATGCTCGCAGCAGCTCGCGCTTTTCAGATTGCGCTTGTTCCCGGGTAATTGTCCCGGTACGGTAGCTGGCATACAGGCACCGGAACGAAAGGAACAGGAGCTGCTCGGGCTGAGTAAGGCTGGACGGGAGAGAATCGTTGTGCATCGCGGCACGCTCAATCTGCTCAGGGGTCATACTGGTCGCGCTCATAGCTTAAATTCTCCAAGGCCAAGATACCACTCTAAAACCCGAACGGCTGATTCCCACCCATGGCATACCTCACAGAAATATCCCTGTTCCCGGAGTTCTCCGAGCCACCAGTCTTGTTCGGGAGAAGTACGGCCCGTGTCATCCTTCATTTCAATACGCAGACCGTGATACCTTCCATGGGGAACGGGAAGGTCCAAATCAGGCACGCCGGGTTTCAAGCCCTCGTCTTGCAGGTGCTTTGCCTCTATCGGGTCGCGTCTGCCACCATTCGGCACAGCATGCAGCAGCTTCAGATCGGGATACTGTGCCCGGTGAGCTAAGGACCAGCGTATCACATTGACTTGATGCTGATGCTCGTTCGCGGGGTGAGCATATAGCTTAATCATCTGTTTCATGACGCGCCCTCCAAAACTCCACAAATGCAATCGCCTTACTGGTGCTACGGTCTTTTTCGCGCCCTTGACGGACGGTATACCCGTTCCGGGCGAGGATGACGATCACAGACTCGCGGTCGTCGGGCTTGGCAATGTGTATGCGTTCTTTACTCACGCCGATCGCCTCCCCAATATTTGTTCCGGGGTTTTGCCTTGGTTCAGCCAAGACTTTATAGTGTTATATTTGATTCCGGTTTTTTCGCTCCATTCCATAGCGGTCAGTGTAACGCCTTGATAAGTAATTTTAAGAGTAGTCCTTCGATTTTTTGATTGCTCTGAATTTGAAATCCATTGGCAGTTATCAGGTTCATAATTCCCGTTTACATTCTTGCGGTCAATAGTGAGGTGCTTAGCATATCCATTTTCCATTGACCATCTGTAGAATGGCTCAAATTCATTCCATTCCGGGAAAATCGTAATTCCTCTACCACCATAATTGGGATAGTCTTTGCAAGACTTTCTGTTGCAGCGAGACTTCATAGAACACCAAATTTCATACAGCAGAGTACCAGACATCCCGTGCTTTCTGAGCCGCCTACTTGCTTTTTCCGCTTTGTTGCATCCGCAAGAAACAGTTGACCCATTTTGCAATAGTCTCCCACTGGTCACAATCTCTTTCCCACAATCGCAGCGGCAACGCCAAGTTGCACTTTTGTTATTATTGCTTCCTGCTCGTTCTATTACAGTTAACCGACCAAAGCGCTTTCCACTTAAATCTATCAGCCTTCCCATTACGCAACGCCTCTTTTCTTTTTGCCCGCAAACAACCTGTTCAAAATCTGACTTGCTTCGAATTTGTTAAGGTTGGAAGCGTCGAACCCTTTGAGTCGTTTTTGAATTATTGAAAGCTGCTTTTCACTCGCTGGCGAATTGGCCCATCTCTTAGCACGAGTGAGGTTCCAGATGTACTCAGAGTCGGAACAATTGTGCTGCAAATCGATAAACACCAAATCAATCGCTTGCTGCATATTCATTTTTCTGCCGTTGTAAACCGTCATTCCAAGTTCATCTTGAGCAGGGATGACGATTTTTTTATCAGGAATAGAAATAGTCATATCTCCATTCGGCAGCTGAAAGAAATTAATATCGTGCAGGTTATACTTTTGGGTCTGAGCCCACAAATCAACAACTTTCCAGTTGCGAACCCAGCTTTCAGGGCAATCGGATGCAGCAATGGCTTTCTCCGGCAATTCAAATAACAATCCCTCAATTTCTGATATTTTGCGCTCTGGAATGTCATCAACACTAATGCCAAGCAAAGAGGGAGCGGTACAAAGTGACCTCGTGTTTGTGACGCCAACGCAATCAATCAAATTGAGCTGCTTCTTTCCAGGGGAAAGCCTCAATCCTCGCCCGACAAGCTGAGTGTACAAAGAATCCGATTTTGTTGGTCTGGCGACTATGATTGTTTCAACCAGAGGGAGATCGGTTCCCTCCAAGAACACGTTGACGGATACAATGCAGGGTATCTGACCATCGGTGAACGCTTGAATAATGCTCGCCCGGTCCTTAGTCTCTCCGGTCACTACCACGGCGCCCGGAATCTTTGCGGCGATGTCATTCGCGTGTTGAACCGATACAGCAAAGATCAGTGTTGCACCCGTTGCCATTGTGCGGTATATTTCGGCGATTGCGTCCGCGGTACCGTCCATCGCCTTTTCGAGCTCACCCGGGGCATAATCACCGCCGCGGGAATGGACGCCTCGCAAGTCGTACCCGATATTCACCCGCCGGCAGTAGATGTCAGATAGGTATCCGTTTTTGATACCCCATTTGAGATCGCGCTGAAAGATGATGTCGCTGTATACGTCATTCAGTCGGACGTTGTCGCTCCTGTTGGGAGTTGCGGTAAAACCGAGAAGCAGACGTGGAGTGAAGTAATCAAATATCCTGCGGTACGTTCTCGCACTGCTATGATGCGCCTCATCACATACGATGATGTCGAATTCATCAGGCGCAAATCGTTCCAAGCGGTGCGTCATGGTCTGGACTGACGCGGAAACAACCTCGTCCATTGGACGTGCATATTCTCCAGCCATTTCAACTCCAGTCAGGCAATCAAAATATTTCAGCGGCTGACGTACCAACTCTTCGCGGTGCGAGAGAATCAGCATTTTGCCTTTTCGTTGGATATTTGCAAACGTAACAGTCTTTCCGAGCCCAGTTGCCATCTGGATCAGATAGGCTCCGGGGTCTATGTTGTTGATGATTTCAGTGCATTCGCGCTGATAATCACGCGGCTTAATTTCTTTCAAGGATTTATAACCTCCTTTTGTGGGACTTTTTATTGACTTGTGGGACACTGTGGGACAGCTTGTCCCACAAAATAATCCAGTATTCATGCGGGTTTGCGAAGTGTTGTGGGACTGTGGGACAGATTTGCACATTTTCTTTTACGCGTGAGAAGTATATACTCACCCTCATAATTAGCAGGGTATACACTCTCTATATAAGGGATATGTTTTTGCGTCCCACTTGTCCCACAGTCCCACACCCCAGCATTCATGCGGGTTTGCGGGGTTTTACTGTGTGGGACATGTCCCACACAATCAAAGCGGAGCATCGTCAAATGGTAAGTCGTCTGCAGCCGTAACAGCCTCCTGCGCCCCGTCAATCATCGGCATTTTCAGAGCTATGCACTCCACGTTCACACCGTTGATGCGTTTTCCTCGGGTGTTATTTCTGCCTCTGGTCAGGATCAGATTGTTCTCTCGCAAAAAGCTCAGTAGGGCTGTTGCAGAGAATCCCGCATCCTCTACCGCACGTCGGAACGTAGAATTGATTATATAAGCAATATCTCTGCCGGTTTTAACCGTGCCGTCAATCTCGTCCTCAATGACACCATAAATATCCCCTTGCTTAGCATCAATACTGAATTTATTACTGTTTTGCGCCACCCAGTCGCACATGTACTGATATCCGCGACTGCCAGAAGAAACAGCAGCCCGAGAAGCAAGAAATTTGGAGAGATCATCCACAGTCAGGGCACGATCGTCTTGAAAAATCCATTTTGTTGCCAGCCAGTCCGCCGTTATGATGACGGCCGCGGCCATAGCCTGCTTTTCAGTTGTGTCGTTTTCGGTGAATCTTTTAAAGTACTCCTTGTACAGTTGCGCAGCAAGTTCGGTGTTTGCATCATTTTCATACAGCTTCAGAACAAATTCGCGGCCCGCATGGCCGTAATTCTTTTTGACGATGCTGCTTACGGTATGGCCGTCTTCAATGATTTTATCCGCAGATTTGCATTCTATCTCAATGACGCGGTTCACGGCGCCCGCGCCAGCTCCTGCACTCGTTATGGGCGTTTCGCCGGTCGTAAGGATGGTGTTGGCCCATGTAGGAGTTCGCTCTACGCCGCCCGTTTTCGTGCCCCTCGTGCGGCCTACGCCCTCGGCCAGCGAGTAGACGTCAAACATCAGTTTGCCGCGCGCATCCCGAGCGAGCTGCAGTTCATCAACCATCAGAGGCAGATTGTTTAAGAATGATGCCAGTTTTTCGCGGCCGACCACAGTGCTGTTAAAAGTCTGTATGTACCGGCCCATTTCGGGATTTCCCCAGACAGACGCGGCCAACATAAGCGCGACGGTTTTACCGGTACCGGACTCGCCGCCCCACAGGTGAACAAAGAAAGGGAGGGCGCCTACCGGTGCGACCAGGACTGAAGCAAACGAGGCAGCCAGCACAATACGAGCCATGACATTACCGCGGCGGATCTGCTGCGCCAGGGTAAGCCAAGTTTTTCGGCTGCCTACACTTTTGATGCTCTCGAACGTTGCGCGAAAATTCGCATCACCGTCAAAAATTAGGCCATCAACATAAGGGGAAAAGCCCTCTCCGTCGATGTATCCCAACCGGGAGACACTCTTTTTCTCCGGGATTTTGTCATAGTTGAGATTCTCTACGTCTGAAATATACTTGACCAGTGCCTTTGCATTTTCGCTTGTCACGGCGACGCCTTGATCTGCAAGGGACAGGATGCTGTTATTGCTCGCCAGCGTCTTTTTGTCCGCAATCAGTTCCCGCCACCGCTTGCCTTTGGAATAAGCGATCTTGAGTTTTTCAGCGCCGGTATCGATATTAACAAGCCGTTCCACCGGCATAATCGGGTGACAACAGGCGACCTCTTCGCCGAACGGCCCGTTGCTGCGGGATATCCCGAGGTCGTCTGCCTGCCATTCCCCGGCGTCCAGCTCGATCGGCTGATTTTGAAAGTTGGTGCTGTTCTCGACGTAGATTTCTGACGAGCTGCGCTTCAGGCTTTTCACATACTCATTAAAAAGCTTTTTGAAATTCAATACTCCAACCTGACGGGCTTGAAGTGACATAATGGTCAGCTGACGTTCCATCTGAAACGGATTCTCATGGTAGGAGTACACCTCTTCGTATGGGGAAGTGCTGTCGAAAAAGTCCTCTTGGGTGTACTTTGGCGGGGGTGCGGTGAGTTTTGGTTTGTCGGTTTGCTTGTCCGTGCCCGTCACCTCCAATGATGATTTTCGAAAAAGTAATTATCCAGATAATCTAGCCGCCCCAGCAGCGCCGCATATTCACCCCATAACGGGCTATCTGGCGGCGGTTTTGGCATGGAGCGAATCAGGTACGCCTCATGGCATTTTGCATCATACTCCGCGCGGTAGACGTTAAGAGCCGCCTGCTCCTTGCGCTGTTTCTCAATCCACTCGTTCACGGCGCGCCGGTCGGGTTTTTCCGTGGACAGCCCCAGCCTAAAATCGTTGTCCAGCCGGATTGCGGCCTGCCGTGCGTTAAGGCGGAACAGCTTGGCTACAAAGTCAATCACTGTACCGCCCTCGTCACACACCCAGCAGTACCAGCCGCGGGAGCCGGGATAAACCTTTAGGGATGGTTTGCGGTCATCGTGGAACGGGCAGAGCATTACACCGCGGGAGACTTCAAAGCCGTACCGTTCCGCAACGGCTTGCATGGGGAGGATTTCCTTGATGCGTGAAAAAATATCGCCATACATTTTAGGTCAGCGCCTTTTCGAGGCGCTCGATTTTTCCGCGCAGCCGCCGGTTTTCGGTGTTTATCTTGATAATCTCGTCAGTCAGACGCTCGGCGATAGAATTGCGGTTATAGCAGGCCGCGGGAACAACCTCGCAGAGATAAACCGGCCTTTTGCTATCGGTGAATGTACTTTCGGTCTGTTCTATCTGAAGAATAATCGCCGCGGAATCCCTGATCTGTTCCAAAGAATACAAAGAAAATCTGCTGTCGGGATGTGTTTTAACCATGGTTTACTCCTCCTTTTAAAATGGCAAGTCGTCGTCCGTGGGAATCTCTTGGAAATCCCCCGGGCTGGGGTTAATATCAGGAGCCGAGGCGGTGTAAGGCTGATAACTGCGTCCCTGTGCCGTTTCGGTGTTATCCGATTTACTGCCACAGAAACTTACTTTATCCGCCACGATTTCAAAAGCCTTACGCTTGTTTCCGTCCTTGTCCTGATAGCTGCGAGTTTGAATCGAGCCCTGAACTGCAATTAACTGTCCTTTGCGGAAGTACTTGCACACGAACTCCGCAGTGGAACGCCACGCGACAATATCGATAAAATCTGCCTGACGCTCTGCACCGGCCTTTTGATAATCACGGTCAACCGCAATCGTGAAGCTGGTGACGGCAATGTCACTGGTAGTGTGACGAAGTTCAGGGTCAGCAACCAGGCGGCCCATAAGTACGGAGGCGTTTAGCATGTGGCGGCCTCCTGTTCCCGTGCCTCTTCAATCAAGCAAGCCGCGGCTGCTTTTACTGTGTCGGGTGATGCATGTGGGTAAGCCCTGCGGATTGCGATTTTCAGCGCCTTTTTCAGCGTGGCGTTTTCAGTACCAGCCTGTACTAACAAATCACAATCATGTTTCCAATCCTCTTTCATTCTGATATAAGCATTTCGCCATTCCTCTGATTCTGCTTTCAGCCGTTCCACCTCTGCGACCAGCGCGGGAATATCGGTGCGGGCGTGGGCGATAAAATCAGCGTTACCTTTTGCGTCCTCTCCAAAAAACAGCGCATGCCCGTTTGCGTCTGTTATCAGAGCAGATATTCCAACTTTCCACGGCCCCGGCGTTGCCGCCTGCTCCCGTGCCTTAATCTCTGCAAGATATTCAGTATCCATCATTTTCCCTCCTGTTCCGGCTTGCGGGCGTAGGCAAGCCATGTGCGCCCATAATCTGCAAAGTATAGATACATTACAGCATCATTCCATTGGCGTAGTGCTACACGGTTTCCGTCGATGATGCGCCATCCCGGTGTCCACTTAATTTCGTGACCAGGTATTCCGCACACCCAAACCGGCTCATCATCCATCTGCCGCAACTGGTCCAGAGTCAGCGGCTTGTTTTCCGGGGCGGGGCGGCGGTTCAACTTTTCTTCCAATGCTTCTATGGCTTCATCCACATCTGACGGCCAAAGTGTTTTATAAGGCATTCCGCGCCGCACCGCGCGCAACCGGTTGGTTTTAATTCATCCATCACGCGCCCTCCCGATACTCAACAATTTCACTCAACACAGCGGTTTCCGCGCAGTAATCGCACTGCTCGCAGCGTTCTGCCTTGATCTCTCCGCGCTTGATCGCGGCGAATCGGGGCGCTTCGTGCTTTACGATGTCAAGGCAATAATCCAGCCGTTCCGGAGCGATCTGGCCAATCTGCAAGCGGGTCGTTTTTTGCTTCGTGGCGGCCGCAATCATAAATGGTAGCGTGTCGCCGGTATTCTGCCGAACGATTTCTCGATATATGGCTCCTTGGAAATCATAGCCCCAGTTCATCCAGTACGGGCAGCGGTGCCCCTCAGCGTCGTTCCATGCGTCTTCCAAGTCTTTCATGATCTTGAGGTCGACGATCGCCCGCCCGGGGTGGAAACTGTCCACCTTAATTTTAAAAGGCACGCCCGCAATCTCGCCGATCATGATGACCTGCTTCTGGCCGGCCATGTACCGCATGAACATTTCGTCACGTTCAATGCGCTGGATGATCTGCTCTGCCTGCACATAGTCTGATTTCAGGCCGCCGTCCTTTTTAAACAGTGCTGGGTGCTTTGCTTTGAAAACATCGAGTGTTCCCTCGAAATAAGCGTCTACGAATGACCCGACCAGCAGCGCCGTGGTTTCTTCCTGCCGGTATTCGCCGCGGATTTCAGCGAGCGCGGCAGCAGGGCAAGCAAGGAAGGATTTGAACTGCGATGCCCCCATGTAGGCGAGCTGGTTTTCGGGGGAGAAGTAGTTTTCGGCGGTTAAAATCACAGCAACTCGCCATCCTCTCCGGCCGGGGCGGGCTGTTCCGGGGGTTCCGATGCTTCTGGTGCCAGAGGGTTGACCGGCTGTTCGGCCTTTTCTCTCTCTGCTCGTTTCTGAGCGCACTCGGAGCAAAGCGGCTTGCCATATTTTTGCGCGGTATAATCCGCCATGGCCGGAGCCGTGTATTTCCCGAACGGCTGAATATCTTTGCCACAATCAGCACAAACGGGTTTTTCCGGGGCCTTGATGTCCGGTTTATATGGCCTAATGCGGAGTGCGTCGACGACATCGCCAAAAGCTTTGACTTGTGCTACAAAAATCTGAATAGTGCAGCCGCGCCAGTCTTCAATGTACGGGGTTTTGTAGATTTTGCTGATTACCTTTGCATTCGTGACATTCAGCACCATAGGTTTTATGTCGCGCTCCATAAAGTGAACAACGGTGCATTCTTCCTTTTTCCCGTCAGAGCCGATGACCGTCTCTTCCCCGACAGATTTTATTGTGGCGATCAGATCCTGCCCCGGTTCGAGCGCATACGCGCCAAGGTAATCCGGGTTCTGGAGCTTCTTCCAGTGGGTTTTATGTTCAGGCATACTGTCCTCCTTGTAAAATCTTGGCGGCGGTTTTGTCCGCCGCCATTCGTTTCCTCTTACGCCAAAATGATTACATCTTCCAGCAGCTGGCTCTTCAAGAAATCCTTAATTTCAAGGATCGCTTCATTTTTCCAAGCCGCACCGTCCGCCTCAAAGAGTGCTGCTGTTACGCCACGCTGTTCATCCTTGCGAACACGGAACACAAAGGCGCTCTCCGGCTGTTCGATCTCCGCGAATGTGCGGAAGGGACGCAGATAGACCGGATTCGGCACAGGAACGCTTTTCGCAAGAGAAACGCCACTCTTGGCTGTCACTCGCTGGGTAACACCATCGTCCTGCTGCTTTACGGCAGTATCATCCTGCACAGACCCAATGAATTCCAGCAGGCTTGCCGTGCTTTCACCCTGCACGAATAAGGACTGCAGGTTGATGATAAACTGCTCCACGCTCATAAACTGACCAAACGGGAATTTGCAGCCGTCAATAGTGGCAGACACAAGGGAATCGCGCTTCTTATCAGCGTTCAGCTCCTTGTAGAGCTTTACACAATTGTGACCAACAACGTGCACAATAAATTTTCCGGTGCCATTCAGGGCCGCATCATCTGCCTGACTTGTTATGTAGTCAACGACAGACGTAAGGGTACTAGTATCCAGGGCGGAAGCGGTAATGGCCCGCGGCAAGGCGGTCATGTCCTTATCAGTAAACTTTCGGCCGGAATAATCAATCTCGTGGGGCGCAGCTTGTTCCAGAATCCCGTTCAAAAAATCTCTTGTCATATCCATGTTGATAATCTCCTTTTCAATTTAAATTAAGCGTTTTTAACGATACGAAGGGCGGGCGGTTCGGCCTGTTCACTGCCGTTCATGTTCTGCTGACCGGGAACCTGCGGAACCATTTCGTAAGCCGTGGCTTCTTCACCCTCGCCAGTGAGGAACAGAGCAGTTGTAACCGGGTTTGTAGGCTCCAACTTAGATTTTGCAACCACATTCACGCTGATCTGCTGACGCTCAGTATCCGGGGTAAATTCTACCGTGAGAGTGAGGGTGCGCTTTTTGGTGGGGCTGGTGTTGACGTCCTGAATATTTTCAATGACTTTCGCCATTTCATAGTCAGCACGTTCCATAATGGCGCCGCGCGCCATTTCAAGGATTGACTTCTGATTTTTGTTGTCCATTCTATTTTTCCTCCGTTTCAATTTGTTCTACCGTGAAATACCCAACCGCTCTCCATCCACCAACTACAACCGTTCCGTGAATAGGATATTGTGAATCTTTGGTGTCAAAGTCAATTTCCGACGAAAGTAAAGCACCTCGAACCATTCCGTAAAGATCGAGATAGGCCGGCTCGTCCTCAAACGTTTTTTCAGAGCACAGTTTATTTCTACCGACATTTTGCATTATGACTTTGTATTTCACAGCTCCGTCACCTGCAATTCATCGTCGTTAGTGGTCCTCGTCGCTATGAATTGCAGCCCCTTGGCCTTGCACTTCGCGTACAGCGCTGCCCGGCTCTCGTCATCCAGACGCTCGGTACCGTCAATCAGGATAATCTGCAAACCGGACGGATTTGAGATAGCCACATCGACGCACAAATCCAGTTTTTCGCCATCCGAAAGGTTCGAGAGTGGTAGACCGCGCACCAGAGGAATACCGTTTTCGACCGTGAGCCCCTCGACCGGAATTTTTGCTTCTTTCAAAATTTGCCCCGGCAGTTTGCGGGCCAGTTCAATTTTTTCGGTGAGGGCATCGGATTGCACCTGTAATTCATCAACCTCTTTTTGGGTTTTCACCATTCGGTAATACTCGTTGAGGTGCTTTTTCATCGCCTCGGCGGTGTCAATTTCGGCCTGCAGGGCGGTGGCATCGGTCGGCTGCCGATCGGCGTATTCGTTGGCGACGCCAGTATCAGCATCCAGCCTGGCCTTGGCGACTTCATAATCAGCTTTGGCTACCGCGACCTTATCCTGCAACTTGGAATCCAGTGTGGTAAGCTTGTCCTCGGCGGCACGAATCTCGGCTTTCAGGCGCTCAATGGTCTTTTCCAAGCCCTCACGCTCGGCACTGATAGCATCTTTAGCGTTGCTGATCGCAATATCCCGATCGGCCTGAATACCGCGCAGTTTGTTATCGTAGCTATCCCGGAACATCTTGGCGCGCTGAATTTTGCCGTTCTCCTGCTGAATTTTATTCAACTCCTGATATTTCACGCCGGTGTCGTACGCCTCCCATTTTTCAGCATTGAAGCCGTCGGGAATGCTGGCGGCGATTTCCTCGGCCATTTTCCGCTTGAACAGCTTTTCGGAATTGATCTGCTGCCGGGTAAGATAGTAAACGCCATTCTCTGCCTGAATCTGATTGAGGACAGAGAGAATGTTCTGCTGCCAATCGACGCCCTTCGGGATCTCTCCGAACCATTCTTGGATGGTGCTCATATTCCATTTGTAATCGATTAGATTCAGAATAATCCGGTTCTGCTCGGCAATAGGTTTGCTGATAAATTCGACCGGGTTTAGCTGTAGCGGCGTGATGATATCATTCAGGAATGTTTGCGGCCGGGGAACGTTCAACCCGTTTTCTTTCAGGTTGAGGGAAGAAGTGTCGAGCCCGGCTTTCTGCCGCCGGTCAATGTGGAGGCCGGTATCCGTTTCGATGATGATTTCTGCCTCGTCCGCACCCTGTTTGACGATATAGTCCCGGTCGGAACGGTTGGTCAGAGCATATCGAATCGCGTCCAGTACTGATGATTTTCCGGTGCCCTTGCGACCAGTCAGCTCTACTGATTTGTCGGACAACTGAGTTTCGGACACGCCAAACGCGGTGCGAATCTTGATAAGACTGGTTTTCATCCCGCCGCCTCCATTTCCTCCAAATGAGCCCTCATTTCCATGATCTCGCGGTCAATGTTGGCTCGCTTCTCGTTATACCGCTTATCGATCAGTTCGATGTGAGACAGATCAATAAACCGGCAGCTGCGCAGCGCGGCCATGGTGGAGGCCTGCTCGTCCCTTACCTGATCGCGCCGCGCGGTAAGGGACTCGATAGCTCGCTTTATGTTCTCTTGCATCTTGACAAATCCTCTCTTTCAGATTAGTATGTGTGTAGAATATTTACTTGTGCGCCGCTTCCTGATGGCAGTCAGGGGCGGCCTTTTTCTTTGCCTTCGAGTGCATCTTGATTTCTCCTATGTTATGGGAATCATTTTAATGTGACTTCGAGTTTTTGTGTGCGCTGATGTTACGAAATGTCCTTTTTATGTCATGAAATCATGGTTTTGCCTGTGTACTGCCACTTGACATTCATAAATGCTTTTTGTTCAGGGCATCTTCCGTGATTTTAAAGCCCTTTCTGATCTGGCGCTTGATCCGGCGTATCTGGATATGCTGTACCAGCGCGACCAGGGCGAGGGCGGCGAATGATACTGCGAGGGCGGTTGTGATGGGCATGGGTTAATCCTCCTCTCCTATCGATTTGCTTTGAAAAATGCCTGAGCGAAGCCGGGCGGGGTGATTGCGCGAATGGCGGCCCTACGGGCAGTACCTGTAAATTGTGATACATAGCCTTTGTATTCTTCCGGGCATTTCGGGGCCGCCCACCGGGCAGCATGGCGATACTCTCTCTCTCTTGCAGTCCGGGGGGCTTTTCCATGACCGTGGGGCTTGGAAAATTGTAATACCCCCATAAATCGGTGGGTTTGTCCTGATCGGCACCGTACCACCATTGCCGTATTGTATGGCGCGGGATTCCAAGAAACTGCCTTAAGAAGCCAACCGGGTTTTCAAGGGCCCAGAATTTCAGGTTTCCGTCCATTCGGCTTTTCCAGATGATCTGTAAGCAAGCTTCGACAACTTTCATTCCGCCCTCAAAATCCCGCGGGCGGCTGCCTTTTGCAAGGCTAAACTCCGTACACGGCGGCGCTGCCAGTATGCCGTAAACATTTTCCGGCGGCTCATATGTAAGCACATCGTAGTCAGGTAAGGTTATCAATCTGACATCATACCCGGCATCCCGGTATGGCTTACTCCATGAGCCTGTCCCGCCGCAAAGGTCGAGGATTATCTTATCTTGGCTGATGGTGGTTCACTCCTTTCTGCCGGCGCTGGATTTCGCGGCGGATCTCTTTTAATCGAACTTTGATGCTCTGCTCTTTAATCTGCAGGTCGACAGCGCCGTTCTGTAAATCTGAAAGACTGACTTTTTTAAGCGCGGCTTTGTAATCAAGTATGCTGGTGATAGGAGCGTGCACTAAATTGGTATCCGTAATTACTACCTCCTTTCCGCCGGCCTTCGCCGGCGCTATTGCTTAAAAGTACGCTCGAGCTCAAAAATTGCCCACCGATGCACGGCCGCGGTGTCAGGGTCTTTTTTCTCAACCTTGTGTAGCAGATCATACAGACGATCAATGCGCTTTTGTTCTAATGGCATGGAAATGCTCCTTTCCGTCGGCCTGCGCCGGCACTATCACCCCCGCCGCTATGTACCGCTGCCTTAAATCACAGACCGGACAGACATAACCGGCAGGGCTTGTCCTAATGCTTACGATCCAGACCCGGTTGCAGTGGGTGCAGGTGGCGGTCATGAGGCAGGCCTTTCGTCGATCAAAAACGACTCGATCGGGATGCGCAACTTATTGGCGACCGCCCTAAGTTCCTGCAATCGAAATGTGCCGGGGCATTTAAGTCTTGCATATACCGTCGCGGGGCTCGTCCGCATTGAGAGTGCCAGGCCTTCCACCGTTGTGCCGGTCATTTCCATGCCGTATTTGATCTTAGCTATAATCGCCCGGTTCTGTGCTTCTTCTGCGGGGCGGCGGAGTTTAGGCATCCTCTCCCCTCCTTTCCATAATTTGCTGGCCGTTCACGGTCCCATTTATGGGACAATGGTTTTTTCACTGCTTGAAATGGGTAAATGTGATGGTATACTAGGATTACCCAACCTTGTTTGAGCAGTCATCACATACCGGCATATTTTCCCAGTTGAATTCTGGAAAATCGTGTGCCCATTCGATCGGATCTACGGAAAACTCTTTCCCGCATTCCGGGCATTTGGTAAAGATGCTGCCGGCGCCCAATTCGATTTCGAGGTTCTGCTCGGCATACTCGTCGCCGACGGTTAATTTTACATACATGGTTTCCCCTCCTTAAGCTGATTTTTCGCACACGCCGTATTTGACCGCCATTTCCTTGACGACTGCCAGATAAATTTCAATCAGCTTTTTATCATCGGCAATCACGTCGGTTTTGGTCAACTTGTCCCGCTTGGATTTGCAAATGCCCTCGTCAGCCATGCGGCGCCGCTTATTGGTCAACCGAGTTGCAAGGCTTGTACCGGCGCGGGCATCCACCAGCTTAAAAATCTCCGACTGCACTTCGCGGATATAATCGTTCCCGCCCATCTTCTGTGCGATCTTGACGATAAGGCCTCGTGCGTCCGGTCGCCAAGAATTAGGGTTGAGCGAAATCAGTTCGCCAAGGCTGTCAATGCGTTTGTTGGTGTCCTCTAAGGCTTTTTGCTGGTCGCGCATGGCCTTGATGCTGTATTCCAGAAAGTCTAAAGTGTTCATGGGCGGCGCAGTGAGCTGCTTTTCCATTTCCTCGAATTTGGTCACATAGGCCGCTGTAAACAGCACACCCTTTGCACCGGTCATTTTGTTGGCTACCATGTCGCAGCCTTTGCGGGTGATGAGGTAGCAGGGCCGTTCTTCGCCTTTGCCGTCGAGATAGGTGGAATCAATGAAGAAATCAACGAGGGAAAAACCTCCCACGTTAAGGTATTCGCAATACTGACGAATGGATTTCATCAGATCGTTGTGGGGTTTGTCCACCATAACAGCTACGTCGCGGCTGTCGGCTAGTAAAATGCCGTCACGGTTGATAATGGTTAAATCGTTCATGGTATCAGTCCTTTCTTGTAAATATTTCCTCTCTGCGGTAAGATGGTAACGAGAGGAGGTGAGAGCATGAATAAAGAAATCGTTGAAGTGGTTGAGGTTATTGGTGCTGAAAATGCAAAGCCTTATACTGACAAAGGCTGGATAGTTCTTGGCGTTTTGTCTTGTGCTGAGCCGCCTGATTATAACTTCATTTATTCTCTTGGAAAAACCTTGGGCTAGGAGCCAACTTTCCTAAAACGAACTTAGGCTTCTCCTCGGTCGTCGCGCAAATTGCTATCCAGTCTCCGCTGTTTAGCTTTTGCGCGACTTCTTTCAAGTCGAAACTTTCGCGAACCTCTGAAATTTGAGCCAGCGCTACATTTCTGGAAGTCACTTTACTCCCCCCTCCCCTCTTTGCTTAAATACAGCAAATCATACTGTTCTCCTTTCATCTTCAAAATTCTTAAGATCGGTTTCGGTGATTCGGTAGTCCCTTCCGATTTTAATAGCCGGGAGTTTTTTTCTGCGTATCCAATCCCACACAGTGAGAGTTTTTATGCCGAAAATCTCCGCCACCTCTTCGCAGGTGTAATATTTAGGCAAAAAAGTACCTCCTTTCGCTAAAAAGTACTTGCGTTTACTTCGGTTTAGTGATATACTTCGATTGTCGATTGAAGTTAATTCCATATCCGAAGTACCACGGTGTGTTTCTGTTGTGCTACGGATTTCGTGGTATGCCTATAATATACTACGAGTTCCGTTTTGTGTCAATAGGAAATACTACGAATATCGTAATATTTTTTAGGTTTGTGAAAGGTGAATAACTATGTATGAGATTTTTGAGCAACTTTTAAAAGAGTTCGATGTTACGCCTTATCGAGTTCACAAAGAAACAGGAGTTGCACAAAGTACTCTTAGCGATTGGAAAAACGGTAAAGGAACTCCCAAAGCAGACAAATTACAAAAAATAGCTGATTATTTTGGCGTTACTGTAGGCTACTTACTTGGCGCTGAACAAAAAGAAAAGCCCACCCTTACAGAAAAGGGCGAGCCTGAAATAACTTTTGATGATTTCACATATGCTTTCTTGGACGAATCCAAGGAACTTACGGAGGAAAACAAACAAAAGCTTCTTGAAATGGCGAAATTCTTTAAACAACAACAGGACAAAGAGAAGAACGAATAAGTTTTCTGGAGATTTCTCACATGGTAGAATTAAATTCCCTGTATGATGATATGCGAACGCAACAGGTTTCTCTCTACACATATGACGTAGGAGAAGAAACTAGCGTTACAATTGAATTGAATAATCGATACGCAATCTTTTTAGACCCATTCCGAGTAGGGAGCATACCAGAAATGAAACGCATCCTTGCGCATGAGCTCGGCCACTGTGCTACCGGCTGTACGCACAAAGTGAGCAGCCCGCTCGATTTGATCGAAAAGCACGAGTACAAGGCCAACCGTTGGGCGATTGAAAGATACATACCGTTTGAAGAACTGCATTCCGCGATAAGGCACGGATATACCGAGCGCTGGCAGCTCGCCGAGTATTTTGATCTGCCGGAATCATTTATTCAAAAGGCACTGAACTTCTATTTTTCTGCGCGCCAGAGAAAAATGGCATAAAAAAACCGCTCTACCCTGTTTGCACCAGGATAGAGCGGCAACCATCAACCGAGGGCTGACAGTACATATAATGCACTAATATTGTATCAGGTCAGCCCTCCAAAATCAATAGGAGGGCTTTATTAATATGGCTAAAGCAAAACAACTCCCCAGCGGAGCCTGGAGGGCGCAGGTATACGCCGGCAAAGATGCCAACGGTAGGAGGCAGTATAAATCCTTTACCGAAAGCACCGAAAGAAAGGCAAACCTTGCCGCGCTTGAATGGCAGGAAAAATACCGCGATGTTGCATCTGACAGCGCGAACCTTACTGTAGAGGAAGCGATAGATGCTTATATAGCGCTCAAAAGCAATCTGCTGTCCCCGTCTACGATTCGGTTTCTGGATAATGTGAAAAGAAACCACCTAAAAGGGATTAAATCAACCAGACTCAACAAGCTGACACAGAACCTTTTGCAGGAGGCGATCAACGCCGAAGCAGAAAAAAGTTCTCCAAAAACTGTAAAGAACGTGTATGGCGTTATTACAGCTGTTGTTAGCCAGTACCGGCCCGATTGGGCGATTCCGAAGATTACGTTGCCCCAGCAGAAAAAGCCCAGCGCAAAAGCTCTGAACCGCCAAGAGATAGCAAAGCTGCTCAATAGCATCGACGGTGACGTTATTGAAATCCCGATTTTGCTTGCCCTCTGGCTGGGATTGCGTCGGTCTGAAATATTGGCCTTGAAATGGGATGATGTCGACTTTGAAAAAAGCACCATCCGAATCGATGAAGCCCTGGTACCAAATAAAGACCACAAGATGGTTACGAAGTCCACAAAGACCACAGACTCCACCAGAACGCTGAACTTACCGCCTTACATCGCAGGAAAATTAAAAGAGCTGCCGCACAAAAGCGATCGGATTTTTAATATCAGTGAAGGTCTATTAAGCAAGCACTTCCCGCGTGTTTGCAAAAGAATTGGAATCGGCCCTTTTAAATTTCATGATCTCCGTCGATCGATGGCCACGGTAGGGCTGACTCTTAATATAGCTGATAAGCTCGTCATGGCCCGTGGTGGATGGAATAATATGCAAACTATGAAGAAAATATACCAAGTCGTGCTTGACAGTGATATGAATGAGGCTGATCTGCTCATCAACAATTACTTCGAAAGCCTACTGCCGAGGGTTGGCGAAGGTAAAACCGTGCAACATGAAATGCAACACGACAATTGA